GGGGCAGGGACATAGGCGGAACTTCCGAATAGGGATAGCCCGCGGGCACCGGCAAAGCGCACACTAGCATGACCTTATGGGTCTGTCTAGTGCCGTTAGCAATCGGTGCTTCGAAGAGCTTGAACGGTTTCGGCATACAGTAGTTGGTTGCACGGTTAAGTGGTTGGATAGTGACGGGGTGGTTAGGCACGACTAGGAAAGAGCACCATATATATGGCCTCCACTAATAGCCTAGATGAGATAGAACTCATCGCCACACTCCTTCACGACGTCTCACTTGCGCGTGCGGATGTGTTCAGTCACACTGCTATGGAAAAGACGGTTTCGATCGTCAGATCCAGAACCAGGTCTGAGGGGATTTCGTTCCTTACGAAAACCCTTCCCAAACTAGGCAAGATGCTAGACATAGCTCTTGTTGACGGATGTCTCGCTGGTATATCTGATCTCCGTTTCGCAACGGAGCCAGAGTCCGAGTTACCCTTATTTATGGGTGAATTCTTCAGCGAAGTGTTCGACAAGCGAGGGAAGTTATTACCCTCCCCATGCGTCGAGTCCGTCTGTGTTCTTAGGCAAGTTTTGTACTTATTTTATAAGTACGAGCTCCCTTACACAGCTGAACAAGAACACGAGGTTATCTCTCAGTTTGAAAAGACTGAGGATGATCTAGCAATAGTAGATGTTCACCTCCGGGAAATCCGGGATGAACTTCATCAGCTGCCATCGGCAACGAAACGAGGTGTTACAGCCTCTATGCTGACGGTAGCTCGCGAAGCGCGTTACGCCCTTCAAAAGGTGTTTTCGCACTTTGATCCTACGGACATCGTCCCGTGTCATGGGCCTGGGGCCGTTGCTACCAAGCAACAACTCTGGGCCAAACACGAATGGACGAATGTTTCATCGAGGATATCGCAGATGTACCCTTTGGACGCCTACTTTTGTGCGTCCCTGGGGCATGTTTGCGATGAGTATGGGCACGGTTTTTCCGTGTCTGACAAGTGTCTGCCTGCGCGAGTTTGTCTCGTGCCGAAAGACTCACGTGGCCCTAGGCTGATCTCATCTGAACCCGTTGATTTTCAATGGATCCAGGGAGGTTTGCGCAAGGCTATTGTTGCGTTGGTGGAACGGCATCCCCTTACGAGGGATCATGTCCGTTTCACGACTCAAGAATTCAATCGACAGTATGCCCAATATGGGAGTGTCGACGGTAACGTGGCAACGCTGGATCTTAAAGAAGCCAGCGACCGCGTGTCTCTTGAGTTGGTTCGCCTGCTGTTCCCGGAGCACATATGTGCTTATTTGGAGTCATGCAGGAGTTTAGCTACGGTGTTACCCTGCGGACGGGAGTTGTTGCTCAGAAAGTTCGCGCCAATGGGAAGCAGTTTATGCTTCCCAATTATGGCGTTGACGATTTGGGCGCTCCTGTACGCGGCCGCACCTGACGAAGATACGCGTAAGCGTGTCTTAGTGTATGGTGATGATGTCATCGTCCCAAGGGGTTATTCCCGAGACGCGATAGAAACTTTGGAAGCGTTCGGTTTGTTAGTGAACGCTTCGAAAAGTTGTACCAAAGGACTCTTTAGAGAGTCTTGTGGCCTAGACGCCTTTAGAGGCTTCGAAGTCACGCCGCTGCGCTTGCGCACCGTTTGGTCATCATCACGGTCGCCGGATGTGTATTCTAGTTGGATTAGCTATGCGAACTCCTTCTATGATATGCACTGCTATCGGACGTACGAGTATATCGTATCGGGCTTGCACGCTATTTACGGTGCGATACCCGACGGGAGCATGCGACTTGCATGCCCCTCACTCCGCGTAGTAGAACAACAATGGTTGCCCCGAAAGTCTCGCACAAACCACCACCTTCAAAAGAGGGAGTGGCGCGTATGGGACATCAAGGCACCAAGTATAATGCACGAATTGTCTGGCTGGAAGATGCTCCTTCGATACTTTTCCGAAGGGGCTACTACTCAGTCCGACGATCCGATACCGACGAAGGCTTTAGGTCAGTTTATATCGACCGAGCCGTTTCGTGTCCGCTCATACACACGCCGCGCAACGAGCATGCTCGTGAAGCGGTGGCGATGATAAGGCTAAGGGAATGGTAAAAGAACGCAAG